TTTTCTGGGATATCTTGAGGGCCAAACGAACGGACGGTACGAACGCTCTGCCAACTTACGATAAACAGTAAAAGTAGTCTGAGGAGTCCCGAGATACATAATACGGCTATCAGTTTTGGGTGTAAGGATAGACTCTGCTTCCGTACAAAGTTGTAAAAGCTTTTCACGCATTAACTCCGTCATGGAGTTTCCAGGCACCTCTATGTCGTCCAAAATCATCAAATCTGCGCGACTTCCTGTTAGCTGTCCAGTTATTCCCACGCTTTTTACGGATGGGGCTTGGTGAGGTGAACAGTTTACGTCGAAGCTGATGCGACTCCAGCGTGAATCGTCTGATTTCGGTTGTAGATGACTGAGCCATGGGGTTTCGATGATTAGTTTTTGTAAGAAGATTGACATATTATCTGCACGTTCTTTTGATGCAGATATAATCATTATTTTTCGTTCTGGATCATTAAAGAGTGTCCAAAGCACAAAAGCGCCAGTAATCCAAGATTTACCAACACCTCGAAAGGCTTGGATCTGTAATCTCTTTGGTCCATGTTGAATGTAATCAGCAATAGAGAATTGAGCACGAGTTGGTGGAGGTAGGCTAAGCTGTTCCCATAAAGCAGCTAGAAACAGCTTGAAATCGTCCTGTAAGGCTTTTAAAGGGTCTGTCATTTAAAGTTTATTAGCTACAAGGTCTTCAAATCTAGAATCTACTGGATTTAATTTGATATCACGTTTAATAGATTTGTATTCACTCCTTTTATTAGGTTCAATAGTAGTGACAGAAGCATTCGATAATATATCTAAAGCACCTTCTATATTCTTACCTTCACTAATCTTTTTAGCTCCTGTTAAAATTTTACGGCCTTTAGTACCTAGATTCGGGTCTCCTATACTTGATCCAGCTAAATTAACTGATTGTTCAAGACCAAAAGCTGCTCCCTTTTGAAGAGCTATAATTGGTGCATTCTCTTTATCATATATTGGATTAGGTACTGGTTTTGGTAAATTAGTTTTTAAAGGATTAGTTAGCCATTTATGTTTTGGAGGTTGATTAGCTTTAATAGTCATCCCACTGCCTACACTTAAATCCTCATCTGTTACACCCAAATCTTGTTTAAGTTGAGATTTAGCAGCATAATCAGCAGCTTCATTTTCCCATTTAGTAATTAAATCTTTAGGGTTCCTAGCTTTTGGCCCACCTTGTATTTCAGTAATTAATTCTTCAGCATGTACTGCATTTGCAGTATATTCTCTAAGTTTTGGTACAATTAATTCTACATATTCACTAGCAACTGGTAAAAGTTCATTTATAGAAAGATGTTTAAAATTAGGCATAACTGCCCGACCAACTTCTCTCAATGCTTCATCTTCTCCCCCAGCACCACCTCTTACAACACCACTTCCCATAAAGTTAGAAGCACCAGGACCTCCAGCTGGTACTTCTATATTCATTTCTTTAGCAATAGTATGGATAAGTCCTTTATGAAACTCTTTATCTACAGCTTGTAAATTAGCTAAAACATTACCTAATGGTGCGTGTTGTTGTACAAAAAATTCAGTTAATTCTTCAGCTTCTTTTTCAGATCTACCTTCATAAAAAGGTTCAAATAATGTTCTAAATAAAATATGATGATCTTCTTGATTTTGGTTTAAATCTCTAGCACTTCTACCATATTTAGTAACTTCACCAGAAGTAGAAGTCATTTTTTTAAGAGAAGCTTCTCTTTGTTTATGAGATTCAGAACTGCTGCTAGTAAAACCAACATTTTTAATTTTATCACCTAAATATTTACCAACACTTGTTAGAAATACTTGTTTATCTCCAACAAATAATTTTGGTATACCTATTCTTGCAGCTGTGCTAGAAATATCACCAGCTTTAAATGCATCTTTTTTTGGATTAAGATAAGTTTCTATTACCCATTTTTTCAATGCTTTTCTATTAGTCTCGTTAACTCTAATAGCTCCGTCTTTAATTAATGAAGTAAAATCCATTTATTTTAAGATAATTATTTACGTTGAGCACCGCCTCTACCACGGTTAATTTTTAAAGATTCGGTAGTATATTTACCACCTTTCTTACTGACATCAGGACCACCTTTACCCATGATCCCACGTTTACGTCGTTCAGCTGAGTGTTCTTTTTTATATGATTTAGAGTGTTCATATTTACCACCTTTACCATTATCACGGCTATGCTTCTCTCTAGAAGCTTTATTACTACGATAATGTTTAGCTGTTTTACCTGGTGTTTTAGTTTGCGTGCTTGCCATAAAGTCTCCGATTTACGAGTTCAGGGTTTACTTGTGGAAGTAGAGAAGCTAATTTATTTAGTTTACTACCTTCATAGTTTACTCCACTAATATCATTTGTTTTTAACCAGTCACATGCAGCCTTTAAATCTTGGGTAGTTGCTTCGCCACTTTTGACCCTACTCAGGAATTCTGTTGTGACAAGGTTATGCAATTCATTGAATTGGTCTTCAGTGGCTTTTTTCATTTACCCTCCAGGGAATAAGTTCTTTTTAATTAAGTCTACTGCCTTATCATCAATGGTGTTATCAGTCGATTCAGCGTATGCTTCAAGTAGTTGTATAACTAATTCCTTAACAGCTGATGAGCTGAGGAACGCCATGAGGACGGGTTTGATAAGTACGATCATTTTT